TATTAGGTTTAAGTCGAATTGAACTTGATATGTACTGCCAATAGTCAGAGATATTTCGCTTCTAACGTACCCTTCAATGCCTACGCCAGAATCAACAACTGCTTCTTCCGCAATCACTGAACCATTTACAAACGTCCAATCAGTCGATCCGTCGCTGAAATCACCATTGTTAAGTAATTCTGGTCCTGGAACAAATATATCGCCTGTAACTCTAACTTTGTTTATTGCCATATTTTAGCCTCACACTCTTTGCAAATCTCTTTATCATACAGATGAATAGGTACATTATGTGTCTTGTAGTGCATTATACATTCCTGTTTATCGCAATGTTTCAAGTCTAACGTATGCAGAAACTCATGTTTCAGTATCGTCGGTAGACAAGCCTTATAGCTATCAAGGTGTCTAGTATTGACATATACAACACCAGACTTCACACATGCCGCTGGGCCTAACAGTTCCCATCTATAGACAACCTGCGGGGTCTGCTTGTCGTATCTTGCGCAAAAGGACTCTAACTCCTGCTGTGGGGTTACACAGCCTAGTATAACTAGAAGTAGAATTAAACATCCTATTTTCTTCATCATAACCTCTTAACGAAAATGTGTGTTTCCGGGATAGTTCGGTTGATTAAAGCCATTATTGTTTCCGCCACCATGCCCCCGCGTAACCCAACTTTGGTCTTGCTCTTGGACGTACTGCTCTCTTGCATCCATACCCTTTGCTCTTGGTAGGTATATCTGTTCAAGTTCTGTAACAAGTTCTTCCAGCAATGCTCTGTTCTGGACTCTTGTATACATCATATGAATTGCCATCTTACGCCACATAACGTCAACGAAGTGCAATGGAAACTCTGTAATAACAAGGTCTGATGCAAGTCGTATGTAATCCATCGAGACTGAATCTTGTGAGAGGTTAGTTAATATCCAATTCCCTCTACGAATCCACCCCGGAACCCTTACGCCTTGCTGTCTCACCATTGTCACTCTAGTAGATAATGGTCTTGCGTACCTGAACATATACCTCTTTGAAGTCCACTGAGAAGTCCCTGTTGCGTCATCTGCTACAAAAGTCTTAACTATCGTATAAGCATCATCACTAACCTTTGTAATCGTGTATTCGCCGTCATAGTTGGCAGTCTCAGTGATGCAAGTAAGGTCGCCAGTAACAAGTCCATGCGTAGCTGATGTAACAGTTGTAGTAGTAGAGGTTGCCGATGCGAATGCTGTTATAGCGGTATTATCCACTTCAACATCAGACACGTCCCATCTAGCAAACGCCCAGCCAAGTTCAGGGCCAATGCCAAGAGTCTCGTCAAGTACGGACGGCCATATAGCGTTAAACTCATTGGCGGTAGTGGTGTTTTCATTGTCTACGTCCGTAAACAGTTTCTCACCTATTCTTACGGCCATCAGATTAGCAATCTCGGTTTTTGAACTCATGTTCACCTCAAAGAAAAAGAGACAGGGCCGAAGCCCTATCACTATTATAGTACCTGTGCTACACGAACCCAGTCAACATCAAGGGTGTTTACGTTAGAACCGTCTTCGTTCTGGCAAACAAGAGATAGCCCCAATGCAACTGCTGGCATCGTATTCGCAGTAGAACCAGTTTCCACTAAAACGCCGTTGTAATAAAATGCGACAGATGTAACACCGTCCATTACGAAACCAATCTTTGCATAAGTATCAGCAACAAAACCAACGGCTATATCTTCTGTGGTGTCATTCGTTCCAGCCTTAGATACGATAGTTCCGTATTTAGTCGTGGCACTTGGTTCGTCAGTGAAGAATCCTACAGCACTCATGGTTGTTTCGTCAAGCACACCTGAAGCTATAATGGCCGTTTGTGTACTTGCCATACCAATGAATATCTGGTTGTCAATGTCACTAATCTTAACTCTTGCTTCAAAGTGGATAGTTCTTCCAGCCGTTGGTACTACGCAACAGTTCAAAAGCTGCGCGTTCATACCTTGGTCTGCTGTAGCTGCGGCGGTTAGATTTAATATCCCACCGTCACCGATTATACTACCCATAGTTCCGGCGGTTGCGCGGGTTACTGTCCAACCGCCATCTACGGCAGTTGTTGAGGCAGGAATCACTGAGTTACCCATGTAGTCGTCGTAATACACGGAACCACTTTCAGGGTTAGTGGATAAGTCGTTCCAGTTTACATCACTCCAGATTAGCGGACTAGGGCCACGTCCTGCGGCAGTAGCTACGGGTGTTTCTATCGCAGCTATGTCTGTCTGGTTTACAAGTACAGCGGTCTCAGTTTCTTGCGCCCACTTAATTGCATTGTCCTTCTTGTCATTGCCAGTCCAACGATAGCCGTTCAGAAACGTCTCTTTCGGTGTGCTGGCACTATTTGTAAAAGCCATAATATGCTCCTTAAAAGATGGGCGCACCCGAAGATGCGCCCTGTTTCATCATGTAATGTTAGACTGAGTCTTCTGTGAAGGATGGTCGGTCTGAGTGCTAAACTCAAGCCAAGCATCAATCGTGCCAGTAGTGAAGTTCTCTGTACCTACAGTGTAGTAAATACCAAGATACCTTAGACTGTCAGAATCAAGAGGTATTCTTGTTCTAACTACATCATATCCGGCAACCAGAGTAGCTTCTGCTATTGCGGCTGTTTGGAATACGACAATCGAAGAACCATCAATCGGAGGAACAGTGTCATTGACCAATGCAACAGTTAATGTCGCAGCATCGCCAGAACTATCAAGAATAGTGCCGACTTTAACATTCAGCCAAATTTCAGCACTACCAAAATTAAGATTCTCTAGACCTTCGCCAAGATCAATCAAATTAGTAGCTGCTGCCGATGCGGTCAATACTTGACCATCACTAAATTCACCAATAATATCAATGAGTGGCTCCTTTCTACGTCAAAGACGTTTCAGAGTTAGTAAGTGATTGCTTGTCCATCCGGCGAACAGGCATGTCTTGGAACATCATCTGGGGCCTACCAAATGGTGCGTCCTGAGTCCAGAATACATTCTGCTTGTCTTTAGCAAGAATCTGCAACTGAGTAAATACAGTTTCATTGCAATACATTGAGATTGTACCAGGAGTCTGGAAGTTGTTGCGAATCTGGATGATCTTATCTTCATCAAGAGTCTCGGAAGTACCCGGTGCGGAGCTAATATTAGCAAGACGCTTAACTGTTCTGGCATCTTCAACTACAAGACCCATTTCCCAACTAAACTCTGTAATAAATGCCCAAATCTGTGCTGTGATACCAGCAGCAGCAGCGGTGTTGTCGGCGTTAGTAAGGACGAGTCCTTTGTCCTCTTTCTTAAGCCCACCACCTGTGCTGTTGCGTGGATAAACCAGATAGGTCTTACCCGGCCCCCACTGAACGAACCAGATTGATGTGTCATCTGATGCGCCAGAGTCACCATTGTCAAGTACATAACTAGCGTCAGCAGCACCAGAAGCAATATCCGATGAACTTGACAGGTTAGTGTACCTTGCTTCAAATCCATCAAATTCCTCTGGTGAACTTGCAAGATTACCACCGATGATGTTACGAGACATTCTCTGCCCCATAGCTTCAATGTGTGAGCGTTCCTGCTGTTGACGTGCCTTTGCGGGATTAGGCTGTAGATCAAGAACCTGTTGCGGTGCTTGATACCTTGACCTAAGTGTTGCAATTCCCTCGCGGGCTTGGTTAATAGTCCCAGAAGTGGGAGTCCAGCCAGCGCCAACCTTCGTAAAGGTAGGTACTGGTAGTGAAGAACGCTTCGCAACTAGATGAGAGGTGATGTCATTCGCCTGTTGGACGTGGGCATCAGCAATCATGTCGTTGGTTTCGTTCAACACTTCAGCGACGTCAATAATCTCTTGATTATTCGTCATCTGTGCGATGGTCAAGAGGTTTTCTCGACCAACAAGCGTTTTTGTTGCCATAAGACAATTCCTTAAATTAGGAAAACATTTAATCGTCAGAATTGCCCGCACATACGGATTCGTACTACCTTAACGCTGGATGGCGACATGACTTACATGCTTATTAACTCGGTCCGTTTCCGGTTACCCAAGATTTAAAGGTGTCACTTTACCCTTTCGGAGATTCACCTAATATATAAAGCCTGCCTTAGTAAAGTAGGCTCTAGATTTTATACTCTCTTCGTCCTCACCGTTTCTGTACATTTCAGGGCTATTAGGTGCAGAAGGAACAAAGTCGTCCTTTGCTGGTGCTACTGGCCCTTCGCCCTTAATGAATGTATCGTCCATCTGAGCTTTAGCTATCTTAGCCATTGCCTTGATGAATCCCGGCTCGTTTCTCATTGACTTATACTTCCCTGTTTCAGGGTCAAGTAATGCACGGAAGTCTTCATCGAAGTATTCTGTGTATGCCCGCTTGGAGAGTTCTACGTTCTTGTCATACTCGCCGCCGAACTCTGTATCTTCATGCAAGAGTCTGTCGCTTTCAGTTATGTGGCGTTCATACTCTGCATCTTCCGCTACTTTTGCTGCTGCTTCGGCCTCTTTCTGTATAGTGTTAAACTCTCCAGTTAAGGCACTAAATAGCCCATCGCTTGCACCTTCTTTATGCGCTACAGCGGTCATTCTATTAAAGAAGTCCTCATTGAAGGTTTCGCCCTCAAGAATCTCTGGCCTTGTATAGCCACCCGCCTCTGCCGGAGTACCCATCTTCTGATAGAAGGCACTCTTTTCTTCTGGGGTTGAGTTTTCATCTAGCATCTTAACCCTACCACCCTGCGAACTCTCTAGTTCAAAGTAACTCTTTGCTAGACCCGAAACATCCTTAAACCTTTCAAGTCTATCCCCACCCTCAGCGTTGAACCGAACCTCCTGCGGGATAGAGCCTTTCCAATCTGTTGCCTGTGCCGCTTCTGCAGCCTCTACTGGCGTGCTTGCTAATTCTGTCATCTAACTTTCCTTTCGAGGTAATGCCATTAAATTATTTATGTATGCGTCTATATTTCCTTTATTGTAACAACCTGTCTTAGCTAGTATTGTCTTCATAAAGTTTTCTACTGCTTGTTCTTCCGGAGTGTGTGTGTGGTCGAAGAACTTTGCCTCTAGCATCATATTTGCCAACACCCTTTTACCGTGTTCCGACTGAAAGCACTGTCTGTAGTAATCAACTGTTAAGTCTTTAGCCATTAAGCCATGTCCTTTGCTGAGTCTTCCCTAGTAATAACCCATCCCGGCTCGTCATACATTTTGTCATCATAAGTAAAATCCATCTCTGGGAATGGAGTAAAGACATCACCTATATTTGGGTTAACAGGGAACATATCTTCTTCAAAGTCCATCCATCCCATATATTTCGTGTAAAATCTTGTGTTCATGCTGTTTCCTTCTCTATATATATAAATTTCAGTTCTGGGTGCATTTTTGCATGGCATTTCTTACATAGAGTAGTCCCGTTGTCGATGTCTATCCTTTTTTCTGGATACTTAGAGTACTCCAAGATATGATGCGCTTGCAAGTTTCCGCCTTTGTTATCACCACATCCAACACATTTAAATCCATCTCTTTCAAAAACACTTAGCCTCCATGACTTGTATTTGCTCGTAGCCCTAAACCTGATTTTTTCTGACGTTTTGCCTTCGTAGTTCCACGGTCTTTTCCCATAATTATTCGGATTAGACTTGTAACTATTAATAAACTTAACTCTTTGCTCGTCAGACCATTTTCTTTTAGATAAAGCTAATGAAATCTCTCTCCGTCTTTCTTTGGAGAACTTCTTTCCTGTTAAAGACTTGGACATTCTCGCCTTAGTTTCCTCAGATAACTTCCTGCCAAACATCCACTCGCCTTTTGGCCTAATTTCTATTCCGACTATTTTTAAATACTTACGTACAGTCGTCATTGTAGAACCGCAGTCAATCGCAACATCTTTAATTGTTTTATGATTATCTACATACTCTACTTGTAACAATTTCCTCCACTCGTCAACACTTTTTATCATGCCGTAACTCATGCCAATGCTCCTGACTGCGCCAGTACTGAGGTTTCGTCTACGGGACCGGACACTGAACCGGCGGCTTTAGCTCCCTCTATTAGCAACTGTGCCTGTCGTGCTTGTTCTATCTTGGCCTCTCTTGCTTCCCTTATTTCTTGCCTGTCATCCTTAGAGTTTATAGCAGCCTGCGGGAAAGAGCCTGCTTCGGTGATTATCTCTGATAGTGCATCCTTATTGATTATATCAAGCATCTCTGGGCCTAATACCGCTGCTGACTCTGATAGTATCTGTAACGATTTATTGATAGGTTCTAGTTCTCTTATTGCCTTCTGTGCCTGAGCTAATGGACCAGTGAGCAGGAAGTTAATATCCCCTTCCATCTCTTCTGGCATAGGTGGCATACCGGACTCTTCTGTAAACGAACCATTCCTGTCTTCTATCTGGGACTGGATATTAAATATCTTACGGATGCCTTCGATGTAAAGCATGTCAACCTGTGCCGACATTAGACCAGCCTGCTCGCCTTTAATCGCCTGTATCTCCGTGGCTGTTGCTTCGCCTTGCCTGCCGATAAATGCCCTAAAGAACTCTACCCTAAACTTGTCTTCCATCATCCGTTGCAGGCGATCTTGTTGGTCTATACCGATAGGATAGTTAATCCCTTGGTTTATAGTCGATATAGTCCTGTCTGACTTCTCGTAGTAATTGTAGCCATGAGGCTCAATCCTCACATTACCACGCATCTCTATCGGGACGTTAAGGGCTGGGTCAACAGACTTCTGTGCCGCCATCAACATCGTCTTGCCGATCTGGTTAAGGCTAAACACTTCTGTCATCGCATCAGAGGCTGGACTTCTACCATATACCTCGTCAGAGTTCTTTCTGAATCTCCATACGATGTACGGGTTGATGTCGAAGCCTGAATCGCTGTTCATAAACACTGCTTTGTTATCTGAGCCAGCGGCATTCTCGAAGTAGATACTTCTAAATTCTTTATTAGTGGGTGTCTTCTTGCCAGCAACCTTTTCCTTATTAGGGAACACGGCATGAATTATCTGATGTTTTTCGTTTGGTTTCTTATCTGCGTTTTGTTTTACTTGGTCAGAAACATTATCTTCACCGAACTTCTGAACCATCTTCCTTGCTGTCATCATAAACTTACGATGAACTGTATCAACCTCGCCAAACTGATTCTCTGAAATAAACACTTCTCTTGGATGGACTGAGGTGTAAGAGGTTCTTCCTGTACCGACGACTTCCTCTACGAATAACGTAGCAGTGCCGATAGAGCCTGCGTCCCTAAACCACTGTGGAAGAACTGCATAGAAGTTACTCCTATCGAAAGCGGAGTACATCTTTCTATCGTAGAACTGTAGCCAGTTTCTTACATCGTCAATCTT